CGGTTCGACAGTGATGACGGTTCCGGAGTCTGTGGCAGACAGTTATGTGGGCCGGACGCCTCCTGGCAGTCATGAGAACTGCAAGTGCTGGCTTGTGAGGAAGGAGTCATGGGCTCCTGGCGGAGGCGGCGGTATGGGGAGTGCTGTTGCGGGAGGCGGCGTATGATTGAGAGGAAGAAGAAGCGGTTGTCGGATTCCGGTCGTTCCACGGTGGAGTCGGCGGTGTCGCGTTTCAGGCGGTCGCCGTCGCCTGACCGGAGAGAGCCGGAGCATTCCGACGGGGATTATCTTTGGTGGCTTACCCGTTGTGAGTTCGGGGACGGAGGGAAGTGATGGCGGATGAGGCTGGTGTAGAGGAAGTAAGGGATGAGAACGAGGACAAGGGTGACGATCTTTCGGAGGTCGGCAGGTTCATAGATTCGTGCAGGGGGATGTTCTGGGGTAAGTCGTCGGATCCCAATGTGCGGCTTGCCTGTTTTACGCTTGGCTGGTGCGAGGAATTGCTTCGGTATCTGATGCGGGTTGACGGCGGGCCGACTGGGGAGTCGCTGACCGTACCTGAGTGGTATTCCAGGGAGAGTCGTCGTAAGAAGCCTACATTGTCAGTTCAGCGGCGTCTGTTGGAGCTTCGGGACATGGTTCTGGTTGTCAGCACCGAGGTGCAGCTTGAACTTACGCAGGAATGGCTGGCGAGCGGCAACGCCAAGAGTCCGGCTGGACAGGTGCTCGCGGCTAGGGACAGGGTGAGGTGGTCTGTTGACGGCAGGGCGATACAGAGTCAGTCGTCGAGCGCGGCCATTCCGACGTTGCAGATAGGAGATGCGGGATGAGGATGGACATTGAGGACAGTTCGGAGCATCGCGGCGTGTTCAACGTTAAGCTTCTGAAGCATCAGAAGGCGTTTGTGATGAGTGACACACCGTACACGGTGCTAATCGGCGGTCGTTCGTGCGGCAAGAGTTATGCGGCGGCGACGGCGGCGGTCCGTCATATGTTCATGGGGTATGATGTCTGCATCTGCGCTCAGCGGTACGACACCTTGAAGGATGTTCTTTTCCGTGAGATCAACAGGATGCTGACGAGCAGCGGAGTCAAGTTTCGCACCAACAACAGCAAGCTGCGGATAACGATGCCGCATCCGGACGACAGCCGGAAGACTGTGACCTGCTACTGTTATTCTGCGGGACCTTCGAGTGTTGATGCCATCCGCGGACTGACGGGCATAAAGTGTCTTATAATAGACGAGGCGGCGCTGACTTCGCGGATGTTCTTTGACAACGCGATAGGCATACTTCGCGGTCCGGGAATAGGTTCTCCGAAGATATATCTGATAAGCACTCCGCGCGGCGGAAGGAACTGGCTTAGTCAGTTCATAAAGGAGTACGGTCCTGACAAGCTGACATTGATACATGCCCGGAGCCGGGATAACACGCTTCTTGACAGTTCGTTTTTCGAGATAATGGAGCGTCAGTACAAGGGTTCGTACGCCAGGCAGGAGCTGGAGGGTGAGATAGTTGACGGGGACGCGGAGGATCAGCTCGTGGCGACTTCCGAGGTACTGGAGGCAGTGCAGCGTCACCGTACTGCTGTCAGGGACAACGCCGCAGGTGTCCTCGGGGTTGACATAGGCCGTTTCGGTCACGATCCGTCGGTGGGATTCCTCCGGTTCGGCAGGTACACGGAGAAGGCGTTTGAGCTCGGGAAGTCGGATACGTTCGACCTTGTGGAAGCCATAAAGAGGGCTGCTCCCAAGGACAAGGTCAAGGCGATATATCTTGACGGGACGGGCGGATTCAGTTCAGGACCGTACGACATACTGGTCCGGGCGGGATATCCTGTGTACGAGATAAATTTCGGCAAGGCGGACAGTCCGGATCCTGAGCATCTTCTGAACTGGAGGGCGTTCATATGGAGCCGTCTTGGTCAGGCTATAAATCAGGGGCTTATTCTTCCGGAGGATGGTGATCTGGTGGAGGACATACTTGCGCAGAGATACGAGCTTGACCAGAGCGGCAAGCGGAAGATCATAGACAAGAAGATAATCAAGGAGATTCTAGGAAGGTCGCCTGACCAGGGAGACGCCCTGGCTCTGACCTTTGCTGGAAGCCGTAATCCCTACGACATTTTCTCGGACTGCCACGGTTTCAAAAACAGGGTGGCGGACGAGCTCGCCTGGAAGCTTGTCCAGGAGAGTTACAGATGGGTGATGCGCAGGGATTAAAACGCTGGAACAGACGGAGAAAGATATGGCTGAATACGATGATAACGAAGATGCCGAAGGCACTATAAAGCGGTTCAAGAAGTTTGCTGCGGAATCTTCCCGGAAGTACTCTGATATAATCCGGAGGATGCGTTATCAGCGGGCCTTCCTGTCCGGTTCGCAGTGGGACGGGACGGACGAGAGCAACCGCGGCGGAAAGTGGCGGGCAACTCCGATATACAACATCCTTCCGATGTGGAGGAATGCGATTCTGAACCCGCTTCTGGCCAAACCGTATTCGATAGAATATTCCAGCAAGGATCCGAGCGCGGACGAGCAGGCCAAGCGGCTAAACGTGTGGGTGAAGTCGCTTTCTCAGGATGACAATTTCGGGATGACGTTCTCGATGGCTGGCGGCGACCAGATAGGAGTCGGCTACGGCTACGGATATCTCACGACTCTTCTTGACGAGGACACGGGGGCACCCAAGGTGGAGCTCCTGCCCATAGCCGACAGCACGATGGTGATACCCGACCCGAATTCGGTGGAGCTGGACGGTTCTGACATGGAGCGCTGCGCGATTTGCGAGTTCATAAGCAAGCGCAGGGCGAAGCAGGAATACGGCGACGTGATGGACGATTATTCCGAGCAGCCTGAGCTTTCCGGTTTCGGCGATTCATGGAATCCGCCGGAGGGGTGCATCGCCCTGGTGACATTTTTCGAGCGGGACTGCAAGGAAGTGGAGACCGTGGATCCTGTGACGCTGGCCCGGGGCACCAAGAAGGTGTGGTCCGTCGCGATGACCAAGATGGTGGGCGACAAGATAGTTCAGCAGGCCGTACTTCCGACGAAGTATATTCCTGTTTTTCCGTTCAAGGGCGTCCAGGTATGGGACAAGGATAATCAGAGCAGCTATGTGGGCATAGTGGACACGCTTCATGACAATCAGAAGGCGGTGAACTACGCCGGCGGGCAGCTTCTTGAAAGGCTGGCCCGTGCTCCGAAGCCTCTTTACTTCGCGGCCAAGGAAGCCATATCTGGAAACGAGTCCGACTATCAGAACATTGACAAGTCTCTGTCATCGCTTGTACGGTACAACAGCTACACTCCGGACGGCAAGGAGATTCAGATTCCCACCCGTATAGACAACACGGTTCAGTATGATGACCTGACAGGGATAATGAAGGCCGAGCTTGACTTGATGAGCACCGAGATAGGTCTGCCTCTGACGGGCATCGTGGAGGGTCAGGGTCAGAATGAGACCACGGAATCAATTTTGTTGCGCACGAAGAACTCCGAATCCAATGTGAGTCATTTCGCCACCCATATGAAGATGACGGTGAAGCACATCGGCAGGGTTCTTCTGGATTTTTACGCTATGATATGCGGGGATCCGATGTTCCACAAGGAAGCTTTCGCCGTTAACATACAGGACGGACCGGAACAGGCCACTACGAAGCTTGACGCCAGGAAGAAGCTAGTGGCGCTGAGTCAGCTTTTCCCTGACGAGATGAAGCCCGTCGTTGCTTACAATATCGCCAAGACGGATGACAATCCTGAGATGAACGCCATGTCCTCGATGCTTGCCAAGCTGCTGCCGCCGGCTGTGTTCAGCGACGACATTCCGCAGGTCAAGCAGCTGCAGCAGCAGTTGCAGCAGAGTCAGGCCGAATCCGCGCAGCAGCTTCAGCAGAAGGACAAGCAGATTATGTCCATGCAGGCGCAGATCAACCAGCTTATGCTTCGCGCCAACACCGACATGCAGATAGCGCAGATGAACAACGCCACCAAGGAGAAGATAGCGGTGATAAACGCGCAGTCTTCCGGGCAGCAGGCGCAGATAGACCTTCAGAAGTCCTATCAGGAATCTCAGATACGCCAGAACGAGGCTCAGATGGATGCCGCTAAGAAGGTGCAGGAGATCCGGATGAAGGGCGCCGAGCTAGGACAGAAACTGGAATTTCAGCGCCGTAAGAACGAGCTTGACATTGAAAGGGCACGTTCCGCGGGAGCTAACGCGGGTAAATCACGGGACGAGGGTTAAAACAAACCAAAAGAGCACGGCTTTCTCCGTGACAGAGAGGATAGCATATGGATGACGAAATTGCAAGGCTTAATTCACTGATTGCCGAATCGGGAAACGCGGATGATGATGATGGGGGGTCTGCTACCCCTCCTGCAGAAGCGGGCGCTGATGACGGCAAGCCGAACACCGGAGCGGAGGAACAGCAGACCGAACCTCCGGCGGACAAAAAGGTTTCCGGCC